TCAATTTTTCCTTTGCTTATCTTTTTTTACTCTTTCTTTCTGTGAAGACCGTGTTCCATACACAAAAACACCGACTAATGATACAACACCGCCTAATGAGAACCAAGTACCATACGGATGACCGATTGCGGCAAGATAGATACCACCGCCAATAATCATTGCACCCAATAAAAATGCAAAAATAACGCCCAAGCGACTATTCTTAGTATTGGACTCAACAACCTGTCCTTCCATCTTTTGTCTATGTTCTGATTGTCGTTCTGCCATTTTTAAGATCCGGTCAGCAGCACCAGGTAATACATCATTATACTCTTTTAGTTGTTGTGGCGGAGGCAACGGTCCAGAAAACACTTGTGAACGGGCTATTGTCATTCTCGTTTTTTCTGGCAACTGGCTAAATAGTCTTTTCTTTTCTTCTTCACTACTAGCTTCAGCAATTCTCTTTATAAGAGTATTCTTGTCAGGTTGTTGTCCGCTTTTAGCCTCAACCTCAAGCTTAGAGCTATTCTTCTTTTCACTATTTCTGTTTTGACTTGTACTCATCTATTGCCTCATATAAATCCATTCCAACAGTCTCCCAATCGAGCTTTAATGATTCAGAATCTGCTTCTTTTTCATTTTCAGAAAAATTATACTGATCGAATGTACTTCCTAAATCAAGCACTCTCGCAACCCCAGTAGCAAATTTTGGCATAGCAAACAAAGTATCATAACTCATACTCGTAACCTCCTCGCTATTAATTACTCATAACGAATAGAATACTTTCCCTCAACGTTACTAATATTATCACTACTGCAGCGATCATTGTCAACTTTCAAATTCTATTTTATAGCTACACAAAGTAAAATTTATACTTTTTTGTTTCATTGTTAAAAACATCTGTGTTGTAAATTTTTCATAGCCCTACAAATCAATATTGTTAACGCATTACAATTAAATATTTGACAGTAGTGGCAACTTTCCTAATTGGATTTAACCTGAATTTTTTCCCTCCATTGTGATTTGGGGAATCCCATCAAATCTAATACCTCTCCTATTCCAATAGATTTCAACTTATAATTGTTCTTTTTAACCAGATTGTTGACACTGTACGTCATTGCTCTAAACTGCTTACGCGTTAACACCAAGGCAAGCAACGATATGAGTCCAAATAAATCTACAGGTTTTTCTAAATCATCGAACATTGGATTATTCACGTAGTACTTACTGAATAGTGACTTTCGAATCTTTATTCTTAAACTATAGTTGTAAAAGCGTTCATCATGTGCACAAACATTTCTAAAAAGATTCGCAATGATAATCAGAGATTTTAATTCTCCAGTATCAATTTTTTCACTAGCTCTCCAATGTAATTTGTAATATTCACTGAAGTCTCTAGCAACTTTCTCTTTTAGATCTTGATCCAATGCATCATAAAAATATTGTATCTCGCCAAAAGTCAATGTATTAACTAGTACCCACAGTGGGACATGAGTATGTTGCTTAACATAGTGAATAATACTTGGCTTTCCATACCTTTCATTTCTTCCCCTATTTAACTTTAATGAGAGGTTCTTTAGGTTCTTTAACACATTTGACAAGTCACTTATATCATCGGAATAGTTTACGATATTTAAATAACTGTATGGGTCCGGAAATTTTTGTGCGAATTCGTAACTTATTATTGATTTTAAACGAGATTCAAAAACCAGCAAATAATTCAACACTGTATTCCTTAGATCTCTGTCAAATCCATACAACGTGTACACATCAGAAAAAGTAGTTCTATAGATAAACATTTCAGGCTTGAGAATTTCACCCATATTGTCTTTCCTTAAAAAAGGATCTTTATAACCATTAATCACGCTATAATAATTATTATTTAGCAACACTTGTTTTGCATAATCCATATTATCAATTTTCATACCACGATTTTTCAACATTTTTAATTGATCATCTAAACTTGTAAAAGGCTTATCTGTACTGTATGTCATATAGTCTACTCCTAAAAAAAAATCCACCCCGCGGACGGAATGGACAAGGTCTTATGGTTATAATGATATAGACTGGTTCATCATTTGTCAAGAATTTGATGATTATAGGTATAGTGAAGAAACGCTCTTTTTCCTGCATTTAGTGTCCAAATAATCAAATTCCATTTTAATTTACTATATACGGTGTATAATTTCTTGCATTTATTTAACAATCATTTTGTAATTCGGGTAAATTATTGAGTAAATTATCTTACCATTTTGAACAACCAGCGTATATACTTTTAAAAACGTTATGTTGCGCAATAGGCCACTAGATTTGACCATGTATTACGTGTGAGAATCACTGGTTTTAGAATACCACCTGCCAATTACCATTAACGTGTGTTTCACAGTAGTGAGTATTAAAGTTGTACGATTTTTCATATATTACTATGATAACAATGGAACCTAGTAATATCTGGTTTCCTCTTTCGCTAAGATACTTTTTCTTATGTATTAGCCGTCTGCAACCCCATGTAGACGGCTTTTTACGCAAAAAATCCCCCACGCCGAAACGCAGGGGATTAGCAAATTCAATATTTAATTATACTACTATTTACCTGCTTGTGAGGCGGATTCTGACGCCGTTTCAGTGTCAGATGATGCGGAACTATCCACTACAGCGACTGTGGACGCCGGCCCTTGCACTTCATCGGCAACCTTATTAGCTGTTGTTTCGACTTGGCTTTCCTCATCGCTTGCTACAGTAGTTGGCACGGTTACAGTTTGAACGTCGGTAATCACACCTAACATACCAAGGATCGTTAATACGGTATTCACTACTGCGATGATTGCTGACCAATCGCCGGTGAACCTAATGCCGAACATGGCTAAGACTTGTTGGATCAGAACGATCAACAATGAAATAATCCCAGCGATTAACTTACCGTTCAAACTTCCCTCAGCATTCTTAAAACTAATTTTTTTCATTTCCTTTGGCCTCCTTTTCATATAGGTGTTTAAATTCAATGTCATGACCATCTAACCGACCTTCTACCTTAATGACCCGATTTTCAATCGCGTTCATTGTGTCGGCATTTTGCTGTCTCACTTTTAAACTTTCATCGGTAAAACGGCTAAGGCGCTTACCTAAATCGTTAAGCGGAATACGAACCGTTTTATTTAAAATCCAATTAGCTAATACACAAATGCTAGTGACAATGGCAACAATCGATCCCCATTCATCCCAACCTAATCCTAATAATGTATGCAATCAACGCACCACCAATCGCTGACCAGGATAGATAGTGGTATAAATTGTCTTGCCGTTCTGACTAGCTAATGTGGTCATGCTTAAGCCATTGCGTTGAGCGATTGACCACCAGCTGTCGCCAGCCTTGACTGTGTAATACGTGTGAGAAGCACCTGTTTTGACGTATTCCAGTGAATTACTTGCTGAACCAGTTGCTAGATAGCCATATCCACTAAATCGTGGCTGGCGTACCCAGCGATACCCACCCTGAATAATGGCTTGATCAGTCTTGACCGTAGTCCCGGCTGGCAGGATAGTGATGGCTCTTGATGACGTTGACGCGCCAGTGCGTAGCTTAACTGCCGTCTTGAGCGTGTAAGTCTTTGTTTCCTTGACCCACTTGGCTGACGTAGACGGCTTAGAAGTGTGTTTGTTAGCTGCCTGGTTGTTGGCCTTAACCGCATCCTTATCGGTTGGCTTGACCGTTGATTTTTGACCAGCTGTGTAATAATCAGTATAAAGTTGGCTGACGTCAAAGCCACCGTAACTAATCCGAAAATGGGCAGAACCCGACCATTGCCAGGCATTGTTATTTGTATACCATTTCTGACCAGACATGACATAGGGGTACCCAGCAACCCAACCTGTTTTGCCCTTGATGGTCATCTTGTTGTTAGCCCATGATCCAGACGTATAAATGTCGGCCCGGTAACCAAACTTCTGAATCTCTTTCATGAAGGCAGCATTATTGCGGTCGTTGGCCGCTTGGGACAAGCTGCCCTGCTCTTCGGCCTCCACGTCCGTTGCCAGTACTGCGCCCACCGGTAGTCCTGCCGCTTTAGCCGTTTGACCAGCATAATCAGCTTCGGCAATCGCTTGATCCTTAGTTTTATAATGGGCAAAATGATAGCCGTTGACGTATAAGCCAGCCGCTTGACCATTAGCGATATTGCTAGCAGCATAGCCATCTTTGAAGGTTGTGCCTTCACTAATCTTGACGGTGAGGGCCTTAACACCGAACTCATTGCGCATAGAAACATACTCTGCCGTTGACATGTAGCCGTTGTTATTCGACACATCGACCATATCCATGCGGGCAGCGTTGACATTTATGCCTAAAAAAAGAGCCGCCATAGTAGCCGCTCCGGATAAAATTAACTTATTTTTGAGTTTCACTCGTGTCGCCCCCTTCAATCTTAGGTGTATCAGTTGCTTGTGCTGCATCCGATGATTTATTCGTATTGATGCTGCTCAACACAGCTTGAGTAATCGCCTCAGTCTTAGCCGCGTCTTTAGTTGCCTTGGCTGTCGTTACAGCAGTCGTACCAACGCTAAGACCATCAGTTAAACCAGATGTCGCCGCTCCGACAATCAAGCCAGCTACCGCACCATTTAAGTAGTTTGTATCTTTAGTTACGACCACCGCGGCAAGCCCAGCTAAAATTCCGATGCCCATCGAGATAAACGGTAAGTAGGTATTCTTAACTTTGCCAGTCTTCTTAATGGCTTGTACAATTACGCCAATAAAAAAGCTGATAAGCGCTAACTCACCAGCCGTTGCTAAGTTTAAACTTGTAATAATATCCATTACTTCCACTCCTTTAGCTCATTCATTTACCGATTTTTTCTTTCAAATTTTCAATTTCAATATCATGCTTACCTAGTCTAATATCATGCGCATCTAGACGCTTATCATGCTCTTTATGAATTGCATCGGCATTCTCACCGATAACTTCAATCTTGGCAGTCAGCCGATCAATCGAATGCTGCAAGTTTTCGTTTGCAATATGTGCAGGGTTAATCACGCCTATCCGTACAATACCCACGATTAGGCCGGACACAAAAATCACGATTGTCGCAATCGACGCCCACTCACCTAGCTGATAACCCATGATGTAGTGTGGCGGCGTCCAGTGTTGATCATTAATCACCGCAGCCAACACGAGTCCTATATCGGTTAACTTCACATTCCATCATCTCCATTATTCAGTGGTTGACGCCACATAGTCTTCACCAGTAAGTTCTTTGTACTGATCCGTTGTTAGACCGACCCCCACAAATACCTTATAATAATTAGCGTCATTTTGACCCCAGGACTTAAATAATTTGCATTCTTCATAAATCGTCATTATTTCGCACTTCCTTCACTTAAAGTTGCAATTTGGCTAGCTTGAGCCATTACTAACTGACGTAATTGCATAATATCAGCTGTTTGCTGCATTAATGTTTGTTGTTCAGACGTTGGCACTGGCATTGGTGGCTGCTCACTTTGCTTAACATATTCATCTGCGGTAATGCCAATCCAAGCTTGCCCATCAAAGGTCGGTTGGTAAAGGCCATCTGGAACGACCACTGTAGTAGCGTTCTCTGGCTGCTCCATCGCTGATACCGCGCCAGCAAAGACCTTCGTATCTGGATCATATAAATAATAAGTTGTCATTTCTATCCCTCCTACCAATGAATCCAGTCAATTACGGCAGAAAATTGATCTGTCGTCTCAGTATTAGTGGTCGTACCAGCAAAGATCACACCACCAGCAGTCACCCACAAACTGATATATTTGCTAGGACTGCTTAGAGCGCTATAAGCTGGAATGACAAAAGTTGTTGGAATCTTTGGTGCCATGTCAATAGGAACTCGGCCAATCGTTATATATTTGCTAGCCGGCAAATTGGTCAGACTATCAATCCGCAACTCAACATGCTTAGCGAAATAGCCACGGGTCTCAACATAGTAAACAAAGCTATCTGCATTGGTTCCATTTTCTGTTGGAATGGTAGTGTTAGTAAACGTTGCCCCAGTCGTCACCAACCAATCACCACTGCCGTCTTTACCGTCAGTATGGACGGTTTTTGTCCATTGATTGCCACTGTAACTTTGAACTGCCGTTAATACTTTACGCCCAGCAGCATTATTTTCAACACGAACGCGTAGCAATGAGCCATCACTAGCTGCTAAAGGCCCATTTTTGAAATTAGACCCTTCATATTGACCACTAGGTAAGTCTAGAATATCTTGCCCATCATCCAACAATTGACTGTCAGTTTTCTCGTTGCTCTGGGGAATATTTGTTTGAATTTTGGTGCCATCTAATCTACCGGCTGCCATCAAATAGAACTTACCATTGGCCACCACACCCAGCATCAGTGTGTGTCCTAACGTATATGCGCCTTCGGCTTCCAATAAATAGTTCTCAGTATCAGTAATTGAATTTGGATAATTCTCATTGATGAACTCTGCTAAGCCCGACTTAGAAAATTCAGCTTTAGTCACAATTTTGCCATCAATGTCGTAGGCTTGCAGCGCAATCTTCGTGCCATATGCTCCCATCGTCAAATAAACCTTGCCATTCGACATCGTAATACCTTGCGGCTTACGATTAAGATTTCCCATAGGTTCGACGTAAACATCCTGCTCAAAAAGTGGCTTACCAGCTTGAATCGAGTCCCAGGCATAAACCGAATATTTAGCGAGTTTTCCGGGAGTCGCTTCGGTGGCAACGAAATTATTGCCCTCAACACCCCATTTAAATTTGCCATTAATTGGGATGTTGTCACCAACTTTACCAGTATCGTAATTGAAGATGGCGTAGCCATCATCATTCACAACCGAAACAATGAAACACAGCTCACCATTGGCGTTATAGAAGTATGGAATGCCTTCTGAAAATGAGTTGGCTTCATTGACAAAGGACTTCATCCCCTTTAGCTCACCAGTCTTCAAATCGTGGATTTCAATCCGCGTTTCGGTGCCACCAGTAATTTCGGTCGATAAATATAATTCATTCTTGTCCTTATTGACTGAGAAGCCCTGTGGGTACCAACCAGACGTAGTCGATTCTTGCCATTCAGTCTTCAGCAGAATCTTCAGATTAGTAATGTAAGCATCACTGGAATTAGTGGCAAAATTAGTAATCTCGGCAGTCATGCCATCGAGTTTGCCCTGCACAGTGGCATTAAATTGGTCACTCCACGTCTTTAAATCAGCGTTAGTGACAACATTGCCATCTTTAATTTTTTGAGCTAACCCGTCTAACTGCGTTGTAAGAGCCAGGACTGTAGCTTGAATATTTGTATAGGATTGCGTGACGGTGCTGATTTGGCTATTCAACTGATTCTTGTACTGGTCAATTGTAGCCTCACCTTCATCGAGTAACTTCTGTAGTTCTGTCCGAAATGGAGCCTTATTAACAAACATATCGGGATTGCCGTTGTATACATGGAACCATACACTGAAGGTGGTAACACGTTTACCGTCAGCATTCTGCAATCCCAAGAAGCCGTAAAAATAGCCTTCCTGGGGGAACATGGTACCAGGTAGATTCATCTTCACCCGGCCTAAGCCGACAATGTCATCACTAGAACCAACATAACTAACTGCCTCGCCAGTTTCGGCCGTTACTATTCCGTTTTCGTCTAAGCTGCCCACGAAGCCGGTAATAAATGGCACTAGCCCATCTTGAAACTGTTGTGCTAGTCCTCGCTCTTTAAATTGAACAACCAATGGGACCTGTTCGTCGCCCACTCGGCCGTTGAAACTATCACTCAAATCAAACGCATCATCGGAGTTAATCTTTTGCTTATACGTATCCAATGTAATCGTGCTAATCATTTACTCACCTTCCTCAGTCTCTACTACTTTGCCGTTAACAATTTGGATCGGTACATCATACTTAGTCAGAATGTTGACGATAGCTTGAACATTCGCATCTCTAGTTTTATTGTCATCTTTGATATTTTTAAAATCCTGATTAATCTTATCCTGATCCGAATTCAGCCTAGCCTGGGCACCATCTAAATCATTCAAAGCCTTTTGAATCACCTTAAAATCACCAACAAGCTGACTTCTAAGAGTATCATCTAGTACGTTTGACAGCTGGTCAGTTACTAGTTGTATTGCCATCGCTATCCCCTTCCTTCGTTACTGCAAGTTTTCCATCGTCGCCAATCGAAACTAAAAAAACAGTCCCATTAGGAGACTGCATTTTGATTGTTTTTGGAATCAATCCATCATGCCAAGCCTCGACGTCAGACTTGAGCAAATTAAAAAATCCGGTTGGGCTGGCTGCAATCGCTTTAGTTACGCCTTTGTCAAAGCCTTTAACAGCTTGACTGTGAGTCACAGGATAGAATACTACTTTGTCGCTCCCCGCGATTGGTCTAATATCAGTCATCAACCTCACCTACCTTATCCAGCACCGTAATACTTGTGGCAGCCCCAGCAACCAGCTTGTTACTCTCATCTTTGATTTGCTTAATAACTTGAGCGTCTCGACTACGGTTAGCTTGCAAGCGTGCTGTAATCATTGCTAGGTCATCTTTAAGGTTGCCAAACGTTACAGTTGAGATAGTGTGCGTACTTTGTAAATACAGTGTCTTAGCTGCAATTCGTGTCTTCACGTCAATGCCATTTCTAGTTCGCAAATAGCCATAATTACCAATTGAAGCATCATTTATAGCGCCAATCGGTGAAGCTTCCTGGAATGTATTCAAGTTAGCCGTGTACTGTACCTTAGGATAATCTTGTAACTGTCCTGGCAACACCTTCTTCAACTCAGCTTCGCTCGTGATATTATCTGACTGGTAGTCATCGGCTGCAATCTCACCATAAAGTTTAGCGTTCGGGCTTACATAGTCATAGCTACAACTCGGCTTGTCATTGTCGTCATGCTTGCCTTCACCGTGAATCTTGGTTGTGATCGTCGTGTAGTCATTAGTCTCAGCGACCGAGTTGACATCATCACCGTCCACGAAGACAAACGCGTCCTGCTTACCAATCGTTTTGTAAATGTCAATATGATAGTTATCATTGGACCACTCAAAACCAAAATCAGTTACTAGCGTGTTCAAGAACAAGTCTAATCCATGACCATTACCGAATTCTTCATCGCCGAAATCATGATCACCGATTGTATCGTGGATCGTGTACGTGAACTTGGTGCCATTGGTGATCAGGTCCATGCAAGTTTTGAGCGTCTGTTTTCCTTTAATAGTGCTACGGACATAATTGTCGTTAAGGTCTTGAATGACGCTTAGACAAGTTACCGCACGGCTATAATACTTACCGGCCGTACTGCCATCGTTTTCAGATACCCGAAATAGCATACCCGTGCCAGGTTCCTGAATTAAAGCTCGCGGTGACAACATGTTATAGCCAGTCTGGTTGCTATCTTCATTCCACGTCGTAAAGTCCAGCTGAGCGACTTGCCCGAGTTGCAAAGTTAATTGCAAGTCAGTTACTTTGAGCGCCTCTGACGCGCCTGTGTAATCCGTTATGATAAGCATGTCAAAAGCCTCCTAGTAGTAAAAGTGTGTTTTAAAGCTGATTGTAAAGTCATTCGTGCCACTGACTGTCAGCTTGTTATCTCCCGGCGCAAAATCCAGATAACCGTGATTTGATTTGCTAAACACCGACGTGCCACCAACGACCATCTTCAAGCCATAAATTTGCAACGGTTTACCCTTAGTCAGCGGCATCGTGACCGTTAGGTTTTGGCTTGTTGTTTGATTAGTAATTGTCACCGCCTTGTTAGCTGTACAATCCAACGTAATCAATACCGGGTGTTCTTCAGCCCGCAGTGGTATTGTGCTGCCATTCCAAATCGTGAAGTTGACTTGATTAGTGAACTCATACTTGGGCACTGACACTAAACTGGCGCTCATGCCGAACCCATTCAAGAACCCTTTATCAAGGCTTGTCAGCACGGTTTCAGCAGCACCATCAATACATGTCAAGTTGACCGTAATCGCTTGAGTGCCCCAGTAATTACTCTGTCTAGCGTACGTGTAGCTTTCTGGCACGACCTTCCAACGTAAATAAGCAATGCGCCGGTTGATGATATAGAATGGCTCATAGCCCGCAAACACCTTGAGCACACGCATGCGCTTTAATTCATAATCATAGTTGTCCGCCGCATTCACTTTGAACACCAGTGGGATTGTGGTTTGCTGCATTTGCGTGTCAGTTAGAACCGCACTATACTCGCTCATCTGAGTAAACGTGTGTTGATAGTTCGGCCCGGGCGGGTCAAAACTAATCACACGAATACCTAGTTTTTCTAAATCATAAACCGTGCCATCCATCTTTTGAATCACAATTGAACTCACTAGTGCAAACCTCCTTTCTTCGCCTGAATCGTAATATCACGTTGTTGCATAAGCTTGGCCCTAGGATAGACTGCTTGCGCGAGAACCCCGCTATCTAATGGCACAGTGATTGTCAAATCGCCACTGATTGCTTGGTTGCCGGCAACTTGGCCTTCTGCCTGTGCCACGCCCCGTGATGCAAAGCTTGGCGCTGTGCGTTGAATACCTGCCTTAGCAGTTCCAACTACTCGCATAGCCTTAGCAACTAAGCCATTAGGCGCTTTGGCAGCTCGTGCTCGTGCCGCTTCAACAATCAGGCTGTCAGCACTATCGCGTTCTGGGTTAACCACGTATTCTGGGTTATTTTCAGCCAACCATGCTAGCTGTTTCTTCATGACACGACCACCAGAATCGTAACCCATTGGGCCGCTCACGCGAGCAAATGCGCTTGGACCTGAGCCATAAATAGCCTTCATATAGCGAATACCAGCTAGCAGGTCGTCATACCCGTTGAGCGGGTTGTTGTGATCCTTGAACTTATACGCATCAAATGTTGGCTGAATCGTCTGAACAAGCCCTTTAGAAGGGTGTCCAAGTTGAGCGTTACGGTCCCAAGTGTTAATCACCGATGGGTCCCCATTTGACTCGCGTTTGATAACCTTCATCCAAGCAGCCACTTGACTGTCGGTAGCAGCGAACCCGTTGGCCTTTAATGCACGGACAACATATGGCCGCCAGCGATTGACTGAATGACCAGACGGGTTACCCGCACTAGCGCCATAAGTCATTGGATTATAGCTTTTACCACCTAAACCAGCACGCAACTCATAATGGACGTGAGGGCCGCTTGATTGGCCTTCACTACCAACCCATGCAATGATTTGCCCGGCTTTGACATGCTGACCAGTCTTCACTTTCATCCGTTTCATGTGTCCGTAAATCGTATCTACAGACGCACCAGACGGCTTGATAACAACCCAGTTACCGAACCCACTAGCTGGGCCTGCCTGCACGACAGTACCACCATATTGAGCTGGGATCGGCGTACCTAATGGTGCTGCAAAGTCGATGCCTTTGTGGAAACCACCCGCACGTGGGCCATATCCCGAAGACACCTTAAATGGTGAACCGAAGTGTGGCGCTAATGAACCAGCACCGTCTTCAGATGTGTCGGAGAACTGATCAAAGAACCCTTGTACATACTTGATTGCATTATCAATCAAAGAATCCTTAGCCCCACTCGCAATCGCACCAAACGCAGTGGTATTATCATTGAACGTCTTTGCAAGCTTACCAAGACCAGTTGCATTAGCAATCTTGTTAACCACGCCACTGGCGCCTTCGCTAACAAGATCAACGGCGCCATCAGCACCTTTCTTCAAAGCGCTGAACGTGCTGGTTAACCAGCCAGGCAATCCAAACTTGTACCCAGGCAAGCCTTTAGCCATCTGAGCAAACTCAACGGACATACCATGTGGCAAAATAGACGCACCCGCTGGAATGTTACGAATTTCAGGCCCTTCGACACCAATTGGTGTGATAGAACCATCGGACGTACCCATGTACTCGAACCCTTCTTCACCAACGAGCGCCGTATGTTCACCCATGGAGCCATTCAGACCAGCAGCATGCTTTTTCCAAGTGGGAATATTGCCCCATTTCTTGTTCAAAGCATGTAGAACACCATTGATACCGCCAATCATACCGTTCCAGATTCCACGCATATTATCGATAAACTCATTCCACGATCCCTTAACGTCACCGGTTTCAGAGTCTACCGCACCCTTATGCTCTCCAGCCTGTTTAGTCGCTTCTGTTACAACCTTTTCATGGGTTTCCTCAGCCTTTTTAACCGTATGTTTCTTTTGAGTGTCTGCAGCGTCGATTGCGTTATCTCTTTGGGTTCTTGCATTTTTAATAACTTCATCGTACTGTTTTCGACTCATAGTGCCGTTCTCGTAACGCTCTTTATCGGCTGCCGCAACTGTCTTTTTGTACTGTTCGTTCGCTTTATCAACTCGATTGTCGCGTTGCTTTTCGGCGTTCTTGATAGTTTGATCACGCTCTTTAGCTGAATTCTTGATAGCTTCGGTCATTTGTTGCTTTGAAAGCTTGCCCTTGTGATCTTTCAGATTTTCAAGAATATCCAACTGTTTACCAGACGATATCTTAGTCGCCTTCGTCACTGAATCATTCATTTTGGATTCATCTTTAGACAACGACTTTAGATATTTTTTTCTAGCAGCATTAATATTCGCATCATATTGCTCCTCAATTACTTTACGATCGGATTGATAAGCTTTGTTATTCTTGCCATCAGCCTTTCTCGCCGCAGCCAAAGCTTTATTCTTTTGCTTTTCAGCTTTGGAAATAGTTGAGTAATATCCATCTGAATCTCGCTTCATCTGCGCAATATTAGCCTTTTTAGCTTCTGATTGTTTTTTATCATTAGCTTCGCTCTTCTTGAGCATTGAATCTGCTTCACTTTGATACAGGACGCCATTTTTCACTAATAATTTATAATCATCTTTGGACGACTTTTGTTTATTTTTATAATACTTATCCACTGACTTTCCCATTTGCCCATAAATGGTATCAGTAGTTTGTTTTGCTAAATCAAGGTTCTTGGTATTAACTTTAAATTTAATTGTCGCCTCACGATTCAACGTTTTCGAAAGTTTGGTATATTCTTTCGAAAATTGCTTATCGTTGAATGACGGCTTGAAACCACTGTTGAAATGGTCTGACATTTTGTGAGATATGTCGGTTGCTACATCAGACATCTTCCCTGTTAATTTTGGGAAGGTTTTTGATATACCTTTTTGTATATCTTCACCAAAAGTCTGACCAAGCTTGCTACCAGCTAATCCACCAATTACACCACCAACAGCGGTCCCAACTACCGGCATAACTGCAGATCCAGCAGCAGCACCCGCAGCAGCGCCACCGACCGACCCAGTGAACCCACCTAGATGTTTACCCAACGTTGCTTTAGTCGTACCAAACAGTTCTGGCAATGACGCAGCAATGCTCATATATGGAATGGCTTTAGAAAGCCCACGAGCAGCCATCATGGTTTTGCCACCGCCTAGACCACTAGCTGCTTCTAACTCAGCCGTTGAAGTAGCGCCACCCTTAGAAAATAGTCGCCCAAGAACTTTAGAACTGCCAGCTGTGGCTGCAGCTCCACCAGCTTCTTTAGCAACTGCTTTACCGCCCGCACCAATAACACCACTACCACCACCGAACAGATCAACTATTTTGGAAACGGCAGCTGTTTCAAGAAGTGACTTGCGCAAACTTGCAAGCATGCCGATAAACTCAAGACCTTTTTTGAGCGCAAACATCGCAATAAATGCTTTGGTTAAGTTCTCAATCAACTCTTGGTTCTTGGATAAGTTCTTTAAAGCATCATCAATCTTGTCTAGTGGATCTTTAGAATCTTGAGCCTTTTTGCCCACTAAACCAAACATCCTGGCAATATCATAAATGATGTCACTGAATGTCTTCCAAACGGTTTTGCCGATAATGCCTAATATCTTACCAAGATTTCCAATAATATCGATAATTGTATTTTTATGAGCATTAACGTATTTAATGAGTTCAACCAACCATCCAGTAACATGTGAAATTGCAGTAGATGCTAAATCAGCATACTTTTTCATCATATTGTCAGATAATAAATTTCTCATATCTTGGGCAACGCCCTTACTCATTTTGAAAGATGAAGCCATGATATTACCAGTCAGCATTGACCATCGCGACTTTATATACATTGACATACCTTGGAAACTATTCATTGCCTCTTCGGTACTGCCTCTATATTTTTTGCCTAAATAATCCAGCGCTTCAGTAAATTGTTTTGAGGTCAATTTTCCAGCAGCTGACATTGCATAAAGTTGACTCATTGACTTCCCTGTTGCCTTTTGTAAAGCTTCACCAAACATTGGAAAGCGACTAATCATAACAGACATATCTTCAGCCGATGTTTTCCCACCAGCTACAATTTTTGCAAACTGCTCACCGGATTCTTTTAACGCATCATTTGAAACATGCAGTGTTGATCCCAATGCTACAAAATCATCAGTCCACTTTTTAGTCTCTTTTTCACTTGAATGGACATGATAAAAACTTTGCGCCATCTTATCAATAGTATCGGCAGCGTAAATAGAGTGCTGTGAAACATGATTGATGTATGTTAATAGTTCCTCACCATCCTTAGGTGCTTCAGTCGTTAGATTATGCCAGTTCATGCGCATCATATCCTGCTGCTTGTTATATTCCATACCGGATTCAGTAGCATTTTTTAGCCCGCTTATTAATCCTTGAATTCCGGTTTGAATAACACCGCCTAAAAATGTCCCCACAATAATTTCTTTGAGATGTGAGAAACCATGTTCGGTTGATTCCGACTGCTTTTTCAAAGCAGTTAAATCATCAGAAGCTTGTTTTTTATCTACTTTTAATTTTGTAGACTTTTTTTCAGGAATTCGACTGATTTCTTTTTTCCAGTCTATAACCTCGTCACGTTCTGCCTTAGCTTTCAAACGTGTTAACTGATTTCTAGGAATCTGTTTGAGCATCTTTCTAAAATCTTTTACGCCAGCTTCTTTCGCCTTAGCTTCCAACTTAGTAATGATTGGGGAATCAAATTCATCCTTAATTTTCTTCTTAGTTTTTCTAGCTTTCTTCTGTACCTTATTAGCATTGTTAGCAAAGGCTTCGTCCATCTGATCTCCAGCATCGGCTCCAAGCGTCTTCATTAAATTATTGACTCGTTCACGATCACTCATGAATGACTTGGTATTCATTAACAAATCAATTGTTACAGTTCCATCAGCCATGGACTATCTCTCCTTTGCCTTCTCTGCCAACATGCCGAATACTTGCCCCATCTGACTATCTAAACTTGCTTGTGTGTCTTGGTCGTCCAAACGATAGTAGTCTTGCGCTTCTAATAAACTAGTAAGCTCTTCGCCTTCCAGCCCGCTAGTTGACTTCTGCCGAATAGCGACAATACGACGGAACTGAGTTGTCTCACTGAGTCCGTCCAACATTGCCTTGAACTTTTCCCAACGCAGCTTACCTTGTTGCTCAATTAAGTCGATATGATAATCGGCCATAAATGACGAAAAAATTGCATCTGCGTCTTTCTCATAACTAAAAAAGCGCTCCTGCGGTACAGGGTCGCCATTTAAATCAACGTTAGGTTCATCATCGTGATCGCCATAAACCGTTTGTTGAACATATTTGGATATCTCAGATACGACTGATACCATTTGTTCTGCAGTGACGTCTGTGCCTTCGCCTACAAACGCATTGAACGCTAGATAAACCTTGTGTGAGTCGTCAATAGCATCATCGTCAAGCAAGATATACCAGCGGAGCACATTGTCAAAGCTTAAATCGACAGTCCATTCTTCACTGCCAATCGTTATTGTTGTACCGAGCGGCTCAACTAGGCTAAGCATTCACATCACTTCTTCTTCGTAGCTTTGCGTGACTTGTAGTAAGTGTCAATGTAGCTATCCCGCTGGTCACGCAGTTCATCGTATTCCTTGACGACCATAAAGAAGGCAGCCGCCATTCGTTCGGTGCTCTTATTGGTTAGTCGATAGAGTTCATCACCAGCACCTTCTCCAAATTGATCATCAAAAAATGCACTTAATTCGCCCCGCAGGTCCTTATAAAGCTTGTTTAGGAATTGGCGTTGTTCCTTCACCGGCTTATCATCTAGTTCCGTCATCTTCTTCTGGTCATCCAACGCATGCAAGTGCTTGCCAACACTCAAACGAGTGTCCGCCAGTTTCATGTTTAACTCATCATTGAAGTAAAGCTTTGCATGGCGCTTACCAAACTTGAACTCCGCAAACTCCTGTGGTCCGCCTGCTATATTAATTGCTGTCATGATATAAAATCCTCCTATATTTTAGTATGTATGAGGGCAAAGCCCTCGTTAACTAAGCCTGGCTGCCAGTTCCTGAACCTTGTGTAATGGTCCCGCTAGCGCTAGTCGTCTCATCTTCATCAAATTCAACCGTCTTACCGTTCTTGTCAGTCATGATTGGCTTACCATTGAACGATAACGTAAAGCTGAACGTCTGCTTGGCATTGGCGTTACCACCCATTGGAACGATAGCCGTAATCGTAACGTTTGACACAATCTTATTGCCGTCAGGATCAGTCCAACGTGCTAATGTTTTCAAACTTTCGCCGATAGCCAAGAATTTACTTGCAACATAATCTTGCGCAGCATCGCCGATTACTCGATGACCACTGAAAGCTAACGTAATACGCTTACCAGTTACATCTGTATCGGTAAATCCTGCCCCGTCATAATAGGCAGTGTTGTCGTCTGTTTCGTTAGCGGCTGGAGTAACACCCGAGATACCAGCTGCTAAAGGTACGAAGGTTGCCTTCGTTGTGTCTTTGGGGTCTTGACTACCAGTAGTGTCAATTTCAAAGACGTTTTTGTAGTTCATTTTAAATTTTGCCATTTTGTAACTACTTCCTTCCTTAATTAGAGACGCTATTCAGCGCCTGTAAAAGTGCTTACGATAACGGAAAAGCTAAGCTGATAGGTTGAGTAACCTTGATTATCCTGCTCAGATATACTTGGCTGCCCGTTGATCGTTAATGATTCAAATTCAAAACTGCCATTACTACTAACTAATTCATCAGCTGTCAACACGTCCAACGCTTGCGATACGAGCCATAGCGTTGTGTTAGCTTGCTGCTGGTTCTTAGTACGCATACCAACTTCATAATTCATCTGCCACTGCTGATTACCTGCATAATCTTCATCAAGCACTCGACTACCCGGCAGTGGATAAAGTGACAGCGAATCAGCAACCGTCAGATAGCCCAGCGTGCACTTCATTGGCAAGCTGGGAACTTTGTTGATACTTGCTGCTAACCGTTCCAATAAGTCCATCACTTCATCCCCTTAGTAAAAGCATCTATCCAACTACTCATGAACACTGACTTGCCTTTTAAGTCCCAGCGCTTTGTAGTACCTGGGGTTGTGTAATTACTGGGATTCACTGGGTGCCCGTTGATGATTCCGTAGAATTGTGCCTTTGCATAAGGCATTGCATACGTTATCTGACTACCATCGGCCGTAGCGTGTACAGAATCACGCAAATGACCCTGTCTCTTCGGCACGAACTGTTCCATATCTGACATAGCCTGATTGACTAAGGCATATTGCCCACGTTTGACGTTGTCCAAACTGGTATGCTCCATAAAACCATCTAGATCAACGTTTACTTTCATAACCATTACAGCACCTCCAACTCGTAAGAATGAAGTGCATTGCTAAATGGTTCGCGGTTATCAATAATCTTTTGAACAGTGTACTCTTCGCCCTCAAATACAAGCTTAGAACCTACGCCATTCTTGGTAATCGTTGGTAGTGGGCTACTAATCCCTGCGTACAGAAAAACAACCGCATTAGCCACGATTGTCCGATCGTTGTTGCTACCAGAGTAAATCGTTTGCGGTTGCACAACACAATGCTCGATTGTGACTGGTTCACCTGCCAACGGTTGACCCCATTCATCCGTTTTTGTTGGATCAGTCAGAGTGAGCGTGATTGTCTGCTGACACATCCGTTTCGGTGGTTTCATCATCAACGGTAGCTCACCGCCCTGCACATCAACCCAATTTGAGCCAAAATCGCAACGACACCGTTAGCTAATCCAGTCTTGCCGAAGTTAGTAGCATTCACATTAGAATTTGCCTGTACGTGGGTTCGGCCAATCTCAATGCTGGATAAATCCTGATTAGCAATGCCAATAGGCGTATCAGCGCCAACTTCATCGAAGTAGTCACACTGCAAGGCGACTGCTCGCTTGAACTGCTTAGCACGGAATACTTGCCATTGGGTGCCAGCCAAGTCGTCAACCAACGAACGAGCGGCGTAGTCAGCGTTATAGAAGAATTGAGTTGTAATATCAATTTGCGTTTCAGCAGCCCGTTCGTGTTGATCAAAGATTGTTTCATCAGTAATCATGGTAAAACCATTCTGTTGATACTCTTTAAACGTCAAATAGGCCATCTAATCACTTCCAGTCTAAATTACTTACCAGTTGAAGATGAAGAAGTTGATGTTCCAGGCGTAGCGGCTACGTAGATAGCTGGCTTAGCGTTGTCAAATACAATAGCATCGTAGTATGACAAGCCCTTGACGGTAGTACGATAGCCAGAACGGTCAGTGTCATCAGATACGATGTCAACTGAATCATACTTCGTAATTGGAGCAATGGCGCTCAATGGAAGCAAGAAGAAGTTAACGGCGTCAGTGATTGTTAATCCTTGAATCCGGCCCTTAGCGACTGGGATAATTGGCACACTACCGTCAATTTGACCGACTTTGCGGTTAATCCCGTTGATACTCATGTCGTTAACAGAGAACGTCTTAGACACGCCGTCAGCGTTCTTTAATGCCTTGTAGTAAGCGCTGGAAACGAACATTGCAAAGCCACCAGGAACTTCATTGTCAAGCATGAATTGTTCCGCGTCATCGTAGGCCAATAAAGCGTTCTTACTGTCAATTGTGTCAGTAATCTTGGTGCCAGCGTTATCAAAGATGGTTTGAGCAATAAATTTATCCTTGTGTGGTACCGTGATCAAGCGTTGATGTTCTTCTACAAGATTCTGGACGGTTAACGCGCCACTTTCGGACATATCCAGCTTGTCTAAATCGTAACCAATCCAGTCTTCTTGCTTCAATTCGATTGGTACCTTTTCAACGTTGATGTTGTGACGAGCGTTATCGCCGTTCCGAACGTACTGCGTAGCTTCTGCGAAGCCGTCCATCTTGTTGATACGTACAGTATGAACACCGTCAAAGTCGGCCGCCGTAATTGATTTGGCACCGCCTTGAAGTGGTTGCCATAGTTGTGATTCTGCCGCGTATTTCTTGTCAATCGTAGCTAAATCTTTTTGATCTAAAACTAAAGTCATTAGTTATTCCCTCCTATTTTTCCACAGCACCCATTCGTGCTGCAATGCGTTGTGCGAGTGACGGTTCACCACCACCGGTACTCCCACTAGGGTTACCGCCAGCAGTAATCTTCACGGCTGGTTTACCGCCATTGTCGTCGCCTTTGTCAAACAGGTAGTCGTGTGACTCCTGCAACTTCTCAATCTGTTCACCGATACCCGTTAGTTGACCATCATCGCCAAGCTTGACAGTATCCATGTCGATAAACGGCATGATAGCCTTAGCATCGCGAGCTTTAGCGTCACGTAATGCCATTTGCACAGCGTTGTCAGTCTTAACCTTCGTTAAACTAGCAGCAGCTTCACTATCCTTCGTCTTGATGGTTTCTTGTAACGTGGCAATCTGCTTGTTGAGCTTTTCAGAATTACCGGCTTGTTCACCAAGCGACTTGATTTGACCATCACGATCAACAACTTGCTGCTTAACTGAATCAAGTTCCGATTTAGTGTCAGCTACTTGTTGCTTAATTGGCTCAATGCCAGCGTTATAAAGCTTCATCACCTCGGTCGTTTGTTTATCGTCTAACCCTAATGTTTCTAAATCCTTACGTTCCATAATCCAATCGCTCCTAACGTTATTTATTACGCGGTAACGGCCGCGCGAATTGATTGCATAAGTAATGAGCAGTTTAGCGACGTACTCAGGTCGTGCAATTAAATAATTTTATTGTTATTAATCATTTGTAAAGTCTCTTGAGGGACTAAATAATCAGCATATACAATAACCATCTCCAATCCAAATTCAGGACGCATTAATGTGTCGCTGCTTGAATCTTCAAATTTAATTTTGCGAATTCCACGGCCAAGTTTAACTCCATTTACAACTAAATCTGGCTGACCGGCTTTTAATCCGCACTTCGAACTACCACTCCAATTGATTGAATTAACTCTAATTTTAGAAATACATTTGCTTTTCAATAGTGCTCACCTTCTACTATGTTTAATTTGGGGCTGCTGGTATACTTGTTCACGCGAATAATCGCGATGTAAGAAATCGTGTTTCTTAACCAGACTGCGAATATTGGCCCGCTGACTGCCTAACAATGACTTATAGCGTGCTACGCCTTCCTTGTCACCCAGCTCTTCGGCCGCTGCCAGCTTCTTCTTGGTCTGCCGGATAGCCCGCTCATAGCCACGTTGTTTGGCTTGAATGTCCCCATTGGCTTTGGCTTCCTCAGGGTCATATTGTGGCTGGTTATTTGTGTTCACACCCTCAATAAACGGGTATAGCGTGTGTGAGCAGTTAATGCCCTGCGTCCCTGCTGGTGTACCATAGCCATGGTTGTAGATGCTATCGTACTTAGGATTGAACGTATCGCTGCCGGGCTCTGTTAGGTTGACCACTTGGCCTTGAATCGGTGCACAAGCTTCACGTGCGGCCGGGTGTGAACTCATCACTGCTAAGGTGGTACCAAAGTCTTGCATACGTTTCAAACGCAAGTTATTGAATGTTCGATGAGCAGTCGTGTTGATTACCGTACGAGCATAGCCCTCCAGTGACCAATTATGACCACCTTTATCGACTAAATTGGACTTAATGCCAGCGTCCACCCATTTGTAGACGTTATCTCGTAAAGCCCTATCGTGCGTTTTAAGGCCGACAACTGTTTCCATAGTGGTTTGCTTGATGATGCCTTGATAAGCTCGCATAGCACCATTCTCATTGTAATTAGTGGACAATAACGACTGGTTAACCGTGTTATCTAGGTCTTTCCATGTTTGATTTTGTAAAGAGTTAATCGTGTCGCGAATTTCATCATCAACCACGATTTTCTTATGCAATTGACGGCTCAACGTAGCATCAATTTCGTTGACAATTTGAAGCCCGTTATCATATACGAGCTTTGTAATTGCTTGTTGCGATTCGCCAGTATATTTGGCCACTAAAGCAATGACTTGCTTGTTTAGCACGCCCATCTTAGCCAGCTGTTCAACTTGCCAACGTAAAACGTTCTTACTATCAACCATATCGAAGTTAGTTGTCTTGAGCGTTTGGATAATACGTGCGTAGATGTCTTGTTCAAGCTTGGAATAGATGTCAACAGATGCTCCCGCATCGTGCATCATAGATTCCTGGGTAATCATTCACCATCACCACCACCAAGAATAGCTGAGCGACTTCCCTCAAACGTGTCGGTTGGTGCTTCAGATTGAATCTTAGCTAACTCCTCAGCGGCTTGTTCGTCAGTCATGCCATAGTTACGTTGTAGGAATGTCTGTTTAGATAGTGCCCCAATAGCCAATACCTTAGCATCTTCTTCGAGTTGTTTGTCCTTATTAACGAACACGCCGTCGTCAAAATGGCATTCAATATCGAGCGGCTGGCTGGCTGAGTCAAGCGTGAATAATGGCTTGCCGTCATCAAATAGATCACTAGCGTTGGCTAACTCAAAAATTGACTGGCACAGCTCATCAATAGATTTTTCGACCATTGTCAAATAGCTTGAGCGGGTCTGATAAGTCATTGAATTATTGCTGACAACCTCGGTCGCTGTTTTAACGCCATCATCGGAATATGAAAATGTTCCAGTAGACAGACCAATTTGAACTTCAAACTCCTTGATGAAGTGGTCGATAGCATCCTTATACTGAACAGTTCTGATAGGCGTTGTCATGTCCTTAACACCAAGACCATTATTGTCATCTGACAGTACACCAACGTAGACATTTTGTTCAGTATCAAACGTTGGTTTGTGCTCATCATCAAACCGCAGCATACCCGGTTGGACCGCAATGTGCTTCTGACCCAATCTTATTTCCCAAATAAACTGATCGTGAGTATCATTAATATCGTCCAAGACGTGCTTAGCATTATCCACGACACCAAGTCCCAATGGGCTTTCGATGTTGATGTTGTTGGCTCCCGGCGTTTTAAAGTAAGCGAACAGTGGCCGTTGTAAACCACTAATGGTGACTTGTGGTGCCAGCTCTTTGTATACCGGCAATGTGGATAGTGGTACTTGATTGCCCACTACGTCGGGACTATCTGACTTGTACAGCTCGTTGGTGATCTGATAGCTACCGTCGGCTTGCCATTGATGGAATTCAAGCAACGTGTAGTATTTAGTCTGATTGCTTTCAGTACGCTGTGTTCGACTAGCAATAGCCGCTTCGCTAATATCATTTGTATTAGATTGTAGCGGGTAGAATTGATCAGCCCGCACCCATGCAATCTTGATATGGTTGCCGTCAATATAAGGTCGCATCGCAAAGCCGCCTAGGGCAACTCCTTTTTCAAGTGCTTCCTCAAACTTATTCTTGAAGTCGTTATCTTCCAATACATCGTTTAAGAATTTGTCCGCTTCATTGTTATCCTTGACGTGAATTTCAGCTTTCTCATTAAAAATTAATGAGGCAATTCGACGAGCGGCAGTTTTTGCCATGTTTATTGTGTTCTTAGGACGCTTTCTTTCAATGCCATCCGATGCCTGATAGTAGACATTTTGTAATTTATCGCTGTAATATTCCAAGTCGTTTTGAATACGAACATACTCATCCGGGTCAATACTGATACGAGGATCATCTGTAATTTTACTTAAGCTTCCTGTTACTCCCGTGGCTGCCGCCCCCTTCCAGAATAAATCTTTAATTCGTTGAATTAGTCCCAATTGCTTCACCTACCATCTCAAATCAAGGTCGCGTAGATTGTCAAGCACGAAGTACTGAAACGCGTCGCATGTATGGTCATCTACCTTGATAACCTTTGGCTTGTCGCTTTCCAGCGTGTCACCGTCCCATTGATACTTGCGATGTTCACTAACAAATATCTTGTTGGCTTCGTTATCGAGATAATAAAAACGCCCAGTGGCCAAAAGGTCCTGAACGTGATCAATCATCGCTGTCTTTTCAATCTTGTTTACGTGATGCCAGTGTCGACCATACTTTTTGAAGTACTCATGGTCAATCGCATAGTCGGACGTTGCTTCATCGGCTGACCGCTTCCAAGCTTTCTTATGCCATTGCTTCTCACGACTATCCTCAAATGCGTACAGCTCGTCTGCTAGCTCGCTAGGCGGCTTCTTAACCGACTGATGAGCTGGTGAATAGTAATACGTATCTAGTAAGATAACGCGCTTCTTAGCCGTCAATGCAATACATAGCTCAGTCGTGGCTGACACCTGCTGGCCACTATCTTGGCTGAAGTATAGCGACTTAATGTAGTCGTCGTCTGGGAACACCTCTAAGGACTTAAACAGGCTCGGATTATAGATGTTCGTACCTAACCCAATAACTTCGCCCAAGTAAAGCCAGCGATAGTAGTCGTAATCGTTCTTCTTATACTGCTCTATCAAGTCAAGCGTTTGCTTACTGGTAAAGCCACGGACGTCGCAGCGATAGTCACTCGTGTCAATCAGATAATTGTCATCCTTTGACACTTTATCTATCCACTCGTTAATCCAGTCATACGGATTTTTAGGCGGATTATATGAGTAGAACACTTTAACTTGATCCAGCCAATCCGGCTTCTGCCGAATAAACGTCGGGTTCGCTTGGTCAAACACATCGCCAGACTTCATGTTAGCGGCTTCTTCGTACCAGACAGCTATCACATTGCCCACAATGTTTGACTTGAGCTTGTACGGATTATCGGCGCCATAAAAGTAGAACGTGCTGCCAGTTCGCTTATGCTGTATCGTGAGTGGTGATTTATAAGCGATAAACTCGTCATCCATGTCAAGCATGCTGAGTGCCCATTGGATCTGGTTGTAAACCGTGTCATGTAAGTCTGACTTGTTTGCCAGCACAGCGATGACGTTGGCTTTGTGATGCTGCATGATAGCCTTCTTGACCATTGTTACTAACTTCAAGCTGATAACGGACGACTTGAACGAGCCACGGCCACCGTTTGCAACGATGTAAGGCTTGTCAGTCGTCCACATTCGCTTAAAGTGAGGGTTAATCAAGTCTGATATCCTGATAACCTTCTTGATATTCGTATCATCAACTACCAGCGTCTTCATCTTCTATGCCTCCCACATCATCAACTATCAGTGTCTGTCCCTCATTGCTTTCACCACTCCGGGCCTCTTTAGCTTTAGACTCAGCAATATCTGCTTCAGCCTCAGCTTTACGAATCTGAGCATCATTCATTGACCGGTCCAGAATATCCTTGGCAGCACTAAAACGTACCATCTCGCTACGTGCATCTAACAGCTCACGCATTGTCATAATGGCCTCGCTGGTTAGGTCACGCAGCATAAAACGATTATATTCATCCTGTGCTTGTCTAAATATTTCTTTCTGTTTCCATGCTGAAATGGTTGTTCTTGATATGCCGACATTATCAGCAACTTCTCCTTGGTTCATTTCGCCTGAAAACAGCAACATAATAGTCTTTTGCTGCTTTTTAGGTAACGAATAAAAAGTCGCCAATTGTCGGATTTTGTCGGATTTCATTACATACCACCACACCTCCGTTTTTAAACCAGTCGAAATCGACGGGTTTAGAATTAATCTAGTAAATCATAAGTTTGTTTAAAAATATCTGGTTTACATGGGTAAAACTCACCGTGAACTCCTTTGATGATGTAATCACCGACGTTAGCAGTCATAGTCCCCTCTAAAGTTTCAATAGTCAATGTGTCTTTTTCGTCAAAGAATCTAATGTTGTCATCATCATAAATAGCTTTTAACAGCCATTCAGGGCGTTCAGAAAAAGAACTATTTCCATTGACAAATCCTCTAAATTCAACATACTCAATGACTACCGGTTTCTTTTGTGCTCGCATGCTGCACCTCCTTATTTTTATCCAAACTAAAAGCGCCATGCTGTTTAGCACGACGCTTCTTATCCTTACACCACTTATCCAACCGGGAATCAGCCTGCACCCATTCAGGTGGCTCATACCCGTATTTACTTCTTATCATTCTTGCCATGACATCGCTCCTAAATTTATGTATTAAAAAAGCCCAGTAATTAGCCGAGCCCTCAAATAAAATTGTGTACAATTTAACTATTTTATAAATCGGTTATATACCCACACAAAAATTAATAATAGAAATAATAGGGTAATAACCGCTGTTACTACAATAATTGTATAATCAGTAATTGTTACTCCTAACACGCTATCTCCTCCTAATCTATCTATGACTAAAAAGCTTATGTAACTCTTCATTTATATCAGCATTCATCTTATTATAATCACGTTCGTTAGAATCGAAATCAGTTATTTCAGTTCTTAATAAATCTAAGGGATCAATCTGATAACCAGTAAAGTCGTACTTAAGTGAAGCAATTAAGTTTGCTATATATAACATTAGCTTAGCGCCACCATCTCGTTGACCTTTAAAATTGTATTGATTAAGAAGCCCCAATATAGCGACCGTTTTATCGGATCCATATAATAACGTTTTGTGAGTTAAACTTTTAAAGCGTGCGATTCCATCATCTGAATTTAAAGTTTCCATTGTTTCATCCATGAATGTGATATATTTAGTCCATTCCTCCATAACTCCTTTTAACTCAGATCCACCAAGTTGCCTGAAATACTGTTCAACTTGTAATTGACGATTATTCAAAAACTTTGTGTTTGCAATCAACTTATTACTAATATGCGCAGGAAGCTGCCGCAAAAATAAAATTAAAACACCTAATAAAACGGTAAAGATTGTAGCTATAATATTCATATACAT